CCGTTCAGCCTCGCGCTGAGCGCTCAGCCTGCCGTCGACCGGACCGTAGGCACAGCGGCACCAGCCAGCCTCGCGCTGACAGCGTTCGCAGCCTCGGGCAAGTACATCAGCCCGGCGTTGCCGTTCAGCCTGTCGGTCACGGCCTCGGCTGCGTTCGGTAAGTACATCAGCCCCGCACTGCCAGCCAGCCTGACACTGAGCGCGCAGCCCGCGGCCGCCCGAACAAAGGGCGTGGCAGCGCCAACGAGTCTGGCAGTCACGGCACTGGCCGCTAACGCCACAGTCCGCGGCGTGGCAGCGCCCACCAGCCTGACGGTCACCGCGCTCGACGCTACGGATTACGTGGTATCGGGCTCGCAGAACATAGTTTCCGACGCGGTGCCGTTCGCCCTGACCTCGACGACATCGAACGCAACCGACCGCCTGAGAAGCGTGGCGGCTCCGGCCAGTTACAGCGTCACGATGTCCTCGGCGACGCACCGCGTACTCAGCGTGGCGCAGCCGACGAGCCTTGTGGTAACAGGTTCTACAGCGGCAGGGCGCATCAAGAGCGTAAGCGCGCCGACCAGTCTGACGATCACGGCCAGTGCCGGCAACGACAAGCAGGTTAGCTTCGCACCGTCTGTCGGACACACGCTGACGTTCTCGAACGCCACTGGAAGGGTAGCCTACGTAAGCGTGGCGGTACCTGCTGCACTGAACGTAGCGGCGTACAACCTATCGAGTATACTCAAGGGCAGCGCAGCACCTACGTCGCTTAGCCTTACGCTGTTCAACGCCACTGACATCGTTACAGCTCCAGTTCGGCTGGAGAGCGACGCTGCTCCGTTCGCGCTAGGAATGACGTTCAACGGTGCGCGCATCCGCATGGAGTTCGAGATGATTACCTCCCAAGAGTTGACCCAACCGCAGATTGACGCCATCGCCGCGGCGGTCGTGGCACAGTCGCCTACGCCAGCGGATACAGCTGACGCTGTATGGCAGCACGCATTTGTTGCTAAACTGTTGACCGTGGCTAAATATCTGGGGCTGAAGTGATGGAACTGATCCGTGACGAGGTACTGAGCGTCGACATCATCGTCGATACTGGCGTAGGCCCGCCCGGTCCGCCCGGTCCGGGCGGCGCTGCGTCGAGTTCGTACGAGCACTCGCAGCCCTCGGCATCGGACACGTGGATCGTAAACCACAACCTCGGGTTCAAACCAAGTACCTTCGCGTACTCCGTCGGGGGTATGATGATGTGGGCGAACGTGCAACACTTCAGCGACAACCAAGTACGGATTTACTTTGACGGCCCGGTATCCGGTTACGCCGTTTGCTCATGACGTAACAGGAGAACAGACATGGCCCAAGATATTCAGACGAGTTTAGACTTCGGCAGCGCCCGGAAAATTCTTAACCTGCCGGCACCGACGTCTGCTGGCGAGCCAGCGACAAAAGCATACGTCGACAGCGCCGTCGAAGGGTTGTCGTGGAAGGACAGCGCCCGGGTCTACTGTGCAACGAACGTGGCGCTGGCGTCCCCGGGTGCCTCGCTCGATGGTATTGCGATGGCGGTCAACGATCGCTTCGTGGCTGGTAACCAGACCACTACGACTGAAAACGGCATTTACATTTGGAACGGCGCGGCTACCCCAGCCACCCGTGCGCTAGATGCCAGCACCTCCGACGAGCTGGAAAACGCTACGATTTCCATCGACGAAGGTACCAGCGCCGGCACTACCAAGCGCCAGACGCTGGTCAACTTCGTGCTCGGTACTGGCTCACCGGCGTGGACCAACTTCGGTACTGCTGCCGGTGCAGCGTCGGAGGCGTCTGCCGGTATCGCTGAGCTGGCTACCCAAGCAGAAACAGACGCCGGTACCGACGACCTGCGTATGGTCACTCCGCTGAAGCTCAAGAACTACTCCGGTCAGGCTAAGCGCTATGGCGTGGCGGTAGGCGATGGTTCGTCTACCAGTATCGCAGTGACGCACAACCTGAACAGCCGCGACGTAGTCGTCGAGGTGTACCGTAACTCAGGCAACTACGACACTGTGATGGTGGAAGTCCGCCGCACGTCGGTGAACATCGTGACGCTTGTGTTCGATACTGCCCCGGCAGCGAGCGCATACTACTGCGTAGTCAAATACTAAGGAGTAGGCGATGCCGATCGAGTCTCTGAGTGACATAACCAAGGGCGGTACGTCTGCGTTCGCTGCTGGCGGAGGCTCCGGCGACGTGGTAGGCCCAGCCTCGTCTACCGCCAACTACGTACCGCAGTGGAGCAATACTACTGGCAAGCTGCTGAAAGCGGGGCTGCCGGTACAGACCAGTACAATTGATGTGACGCCCACAGCACTGCTGGCTATGGGCGCGTTCGGACTACCGACCGTAGCTAACTACCTAGCCCTGCCTAGACCGGGTGCGGTTAACGGCACGACTGACTTCAACGTCGTTACCAACGCTGGGTACTACTACCGGATACTTGGTAACGTAGCGGGTAGCCGCAATGCGAATCACCCAGACGGTCAAACAGCCGTAACTGCAGATAGCGGCGTCTGCGATTACTACTATGTGTACAACTTCCTGTACGACAACGGCATGGGGAATAGCACCCAGCTGGCTATCCCCTACATCTACGGCGCGGATACGGCGAAAGCCACTATCAAAATGCGCCACTTCTACGGCGGTACCACATGGTCCCCGTGGAAGTCGGTGGGTGGTGGCGGAGGCTCCGACCCCTCCAAACAAGATGTCCTCGTCTCCGGTACGAACATCAAGACGATCAACAGCCAGTCGGTACTGGGCGCAGGTGACTTAGCTGTAGGTGACGTAGCGGGCCCAGCCTCGGCTACAGTTAACGCAGTACCTCGGTTCAGCAGCACGACGGGCAAGGCGCTGAAAGCCGGGCTGAAATACCAGACGTCGTCTATCGACACCACGCCCGGGGCGCTGCTCGTAATGGGGGCCGACGCCAAACTAACACTGTCGAACACCCCAGTCTCGTCGATACCAATAGCTTGCTCCGATGAGACTACAGCCTTGGCTGCCGGTACGTCGGTGGTTACGTTCCGTATGCCGTACGCGATGACACTCACTGCTGTCAAAGCGTCGCTGACTACGGCGCAGGCCAGCGGCAGTGTGTTTACTGTCGACGTTAATCAGGGCGGTACTTCGATACTGTCCACTAAGCTGACGATCGACAACACGGAGAAGACCAGTACTACGGCGGCTGCTGCAGCCGTAGTATCCGACGTCAATCTGGCCGACGACGCCGAGATAACCATCGACATCGACCAAGTTGGCGACGGTACGGCCAAGGGGTTGAAGGTCTATTTCGTAGGTGTACCAGCTGGGTACGTTGCGGGTGAAGTCATAACGGCTAGCGATCCATACTTCGACAATGTCGTCCTCTTGCATAACCAAGACCAGCCGTCACTTACGGACTTAAGCCCATACGGGCACTCGCTGCTATACGCAGGTACTGCAGCGCGGGATACCTCTACTGTTAAGTACGGGACAGGCTCTCTGAGTATTAGGGGGTCAGGTAACCAAGTTTACGCCACTGCGCCCTCGGCGGCGTTCGCGCTTGGTACTGGGGACTTCACAGTCGAGGCGTGGTTTAACTTAGAAAACGAAATAGGTAACAACGGGGTTGTCGGGAACTACGCAGGGGCCACAGGCTGGGGGCTGGCGGTAGGTACTACACAGTCCACCTTCTACAACAACGGGAGCCCAGTCACTAAGACCCACTCCGCTTTGGCGTTCGGTACATGGCACCATTTCGCCGTTACGCGCGAGACAGGGCTACTGCGCCTGTTCCTCGACGGCGTACAGCTAGGTACTGTCGTGGACTGGACAGGCGTAGACCTGAACAGTACAGGCGCGTTGGCTATCGGTAACATGGGGACGGCATACCCAGCGAACAACTGGATGTACGGATGGCTGGACGACGTGCGCGTGACGAAAGGCGTCTGCCGGTACGTGAACGCATTCACGCCTCCTTCTAAACTGCCTATAAACTGACGGTCGGAGATAGTAATGCTACTGAATCCGTACCGCTTCGTGATTACCCTACCGCCGGCCGCATACGCAACGGGCGGCATACCCGTGGTCATCGGCACGTCGACTACAGTGTCCAGCACGTACACAACCCCGCTACCGACAGGTTGGCAGGCTGGCGACTTGCTAATCGCCATAACGAACTCTGGGCCAGACGTGTACGCCACGCCTGCTGCCCCCGGTTGGAACCAGATACCGCTGACTACTGGCGGCACGTATGACGCTATCCGCGCTTTCTGGAAGATAGCTACGGCGGGTGAAGGGTCGTTCATTATGAGCACCGGCATGTCCCGGTGTGCCAACTCCGTGACGTGCATACGCGGCGCAGCCCCTTGGCCCGTGGCGAGCTGGGTGGAGGGCACGCACGCCTCTGGCTCGCAGCAGATAGCGTCTATCACAACGCCGACAGACAAGTGCTTGCTGCTTCAAGCGGTAAGCGACGCGCAGGACTTGGCTACAGCGCGAGCAAGCGCGTGGGCTAACACCACGTACACGCCAGTAGAGCTGTCGGACATCGGCACCGCGTGGAACACAGGCGGCGGTTTGGCTGTAGCACGTGTAGAGCAGGCGACGGCTGGCGCTACCGGAAACACCACGTTTACGTGGCTGAACGACAGCACTGGCCCGACGCTCAACATAGTGATTAACCCAGAGCAGATTGATATCCCTATACCAACGCCCGGCGCAAAACCGGTAGTGATGACGTCTGCCGGTTCCAACACGTCTGTCGCGTCTTGGTCTATAGACATACCGGCGGGTACCGAATCGGGCGACATGGCTATCCTTGTAGTGTCCACGTACTCGCTGTACGGCGGCGTACCGACCGCGCCGTCAGGGTGGACGCAGTTCGGCAGCGGAACCGGTGCTTCGCCGGGAACACACGCTCGCTGGTTCTACCGACAGATAGACGGTACGGAAGGCGCCAGCGTCGGCGGCAACCTAACCACAAACAATATGTGGGGCGCGGTGTTCACAGTCCTACCGGTAGGGTCTTTTGTGTCAGGGTCTGCACCTGAGATTGTCACGTCGACGACAGCGAGCGCCGTTTTCTCCCACGACTGCCCAGCGATAACACCCTCGTGGGGAGAGTCGTGGAACTGGGTGCTAAGCACTATGTCGTATCGGCTCGGGTCTAACGCGCCGCTGGTAGCCCCCAACTCTACGTGGGCGTACAGCAATATGAGTAACGCAGGGGCTGCATCCTGTGTGTCCGAGGTGTATGGAACGACGGCTTCACCCGGTAGGTACAGGCTGACGAGCACGTCGACGGCCCCATGCCTAATGGGTACCGTCGCAGTGCGTCGCCCGAGCACCGCACCGACTACGCTCGCCATGATGAGCGGGTCGCCAACGAGTGCTGTAGCGCAGGCGGATTTTGTTGTCCTCCCACTGCCGCAGAACGCTGTCGGTGACCTACTCGTAGTCTGGTCTACGAAGCGCGGCCTAACTGCAAATATGGATACCCCGGCTGGGTGGACGAAGTACGGGCACCAGCACAACGGCCAGTCCGAAGGAGCGTGGTTCTGCAAGGTGTCGACTGGCGGAGAGGCCAGTGTCACGCTTTCGTCTGGCACGACGTCTACACACAAGGCCGCTTTTGGGGCGGTAGTCGCGGCGGGCACGTACGCAGGTATAGACCAGATAGAGGCAGCTACTACAGGGTCGGGAACAGCGACCGCTAACGCAGATTCTCCGTTACTTACTCCTACGTGGGGGCGCGCCGAGACACTGTGGCTCGCAGGTTGTATCGTAGGCGACGGTACGACGGTCATCAGCGGATTTCCATACACCGCGTGGCAGATAACAAATCGGTCTAACGCGTTCGGCGCGGGTGCGAACGGGGCGATGTGTGCAACGTACAGTACGGTTGCGTCGGTAGACCCGGCTGCATTTACAAGCGCCAGTGCTACATGGACAGCATCGACGCTAGCGATAAAATCATCGTCCGCTGCGCCAGCGCCAATCGTAGTGCGAAGCGCCTCGAAAGCGTCGTCAGCGTCAACGGCGTCACTCAGCGTGGCCAAGCCGACCGGGACTATAGACGGCGACGTACTGATAGCGTTTGCTGCTTCCAGTGCTAACGCACCCATTCTCTCAACAGGATGGACAAAGCGATCCGAGAACGTGTCGATTGCAGGCTCTTTCGCGGTGTTCAGCAAGACAGCGGCGAGTGAGGGCGCGAGCTGGAACTTCACATGCTCGGCCGATAGGATGTCTGTTCAGGTGGTGTGCGTCAGCGGCGCTACGGCCGTAGAAGCCTTCGGCGCGATCCCGGGCACTGACTCCGGGGATACTGGAGTGGCCGCGAGCGTGACAACAACATCAGCCGGCCTGCTCTTAGGGGGGTTCTTTAATACGGCAGCTAATTCTGCGACAGTGGGTCCAGCAGGAATGACGGTGATCGACACACTACATCAGAACTACCAGCAGCTGAATGTGTACTCGCAAGCGCTTACTATCGGAGGGGCAACGGGTACACGCTCCGCACTGTGGACGGGGGGGTTCATCGGGTCGAAAACTCAAGCATTGGTGGCTATAAAGTGAGTTAGGCAACTTGGAAATAGGAACCCAGCCTAACAGGGGCTAGACTGCGCGGGTGTAAAACGAGGCAACCGATATGGACGAACACGAATACATACCACCAGAGAACCCGGTCGGGGCGGTACTACGCCCTGAGTGGGACCATCGCCTCGTCGTTGACGTGGCGCTCGGCACATCCGAGCTAGACATAATGGAGGCGTACGACCTGCAGGCGCACACGCTGCGGGCGATATACGCAGACCCGGTGTTTGCGACGTCGCTTGCCAAGATGAAGGGCGAGCTGTCGAAAGACGGTGCGTCCTTCAAGCTCAAGTGCAAGATTCAGGCGGAAGCCATGCTCGACCATAACTGGAAGCTGGCGCACGCCGAAAACGTAGACCCGAAGGTGCAGCGGCAGATCATCGCCGACACCGTGCGCTGGGCGGGGTACGACGCTGGTCCTGCTACGGCGGGCGGCGGGCAGTCCGGCATGTCGATCACGATAAACCTCGGGCAGAAGCGCGACGAGAGCATCACCATTGAAGGGGAGCGCGTGTGAGCGAGGCTATCAACTACACGCCACCGGCAACGGTGTCCGATCTCATCGAGAGCGAGAAGTTTTACAACTTCATCGTCGGGCCGGTGGGGTCGTCGAAGACAACGGGCATCCTGTTCAAGATCGTCTATCACGCTACGCGGCAGCGGCCATCGCCGGTCGACGGTATCCGTCGTTCCCGGTGGGTGGTCGTCCGTAACACGTTACCGCAGCTGAAGGATACGACGATCAACTCGTTCATGACGTGGTTCAAGCACGGCGAAGCGGGCAAGTGGATCGCATCGAGCACCACGTTCGTGTTCAAGTTCGGCGACGTCGAGGCAGAAGTGCTGTTTCGCCCGCTCGATACGCCAGACGACGTTAACCGCGTACTGTCGCTCGAAGTGACTGGCGCAATTCTGGACGAATTTGTCGAAATACCGAAAGAAATCGTCGAGGCACTGTCCGGCCGGTGCGGTCGTTACCCGTCCGCGAAGGACGGAGGCCCGTCGTGGTGGGGGATGTGGGGCGCAAGTAACCCGGGCAACGAGGATTCGTGGTGGTACAAGTGGCTGTACGAGGAGTGGGAAGGTGACGTCGACGGTAGCGAGAAGGCGAGCACGCTCGCGTACTTCGAGCAGCCGTCCGGCTTCAGCCCGCTGGCGGAGAACATCGAGAACCTGCCCGGCAAGCGTGGGTACTACGAGAACTTGGCCAAAGGCAAGTCCGAGCAGTGGATCAAGCAGTTCATCGAGGTCAAGTGGGGGTACAGCATCCGCGGTAAGCCGGTGTATTCGGCGTTCAACGCTGACATCCACGTGGCAAAGAACTCGCTGATATTCAACCCGCGCCTCCCGCTGTACATGGGGTTCGATGCGGGCCTCACACCTGCTGCCATATTCGGGCAGGTCGACCCGCATGGGCGCCTCCTGATACTGGACGAGCTGGTCAGTGACAACATGGGCGCGCAACGGTTCTGCCGGGAACGCGTTATACCACTGCTCGCGCACCGCTTCCGCGACTGCGAGCTAATCATCGCTGCTGACCCGGCGATCGTGCAGCGGTCGCAGACAGACGAACGAAGCGTCGCGCAGGTACTGCACCAAGAGCTGAAGGTACGCCCTATGCCCGCGGGCAGTAACAACCTCGTCGATCGACTGGGAGCGGTAGATGACTACCTGACGCGTCTCGTCGACGGCATGCCGGCGTATTTGCTAGACCCACGGTGCAAAGTAATGATCCGCGGATTCGCGTCTGGCTACCGCTACCCCGTGAACAACAAGGGGGTCAAGGGTGACAGCCCCGAGAAAAACGATTACTCTCACCCCCACGACGCTAACCAATACCTGTGCATGGCTACGAAATCCATCGTGGCGCGAGAAGCGCGCAGGCGGCAGGCGCTACCGATGATGCAGCGGTCCGTTAACCCGTACGTGTAGAGGCGACGATGAAAGAAAACGCAGAGGAACACGTTAAGGTTAACGCCGAGGCAAAGACCGCTTTGGCCAAGAAGCTGAGCGATCAGTTCTTGACGTGGTCTAACGACCGTCGGGACATCGAGAAGCAGTGGCTTCGCAGCCAGCGGCAGTACAACGGCGAATACGACCCCGAAGTGCTGCAGCGCATGAACGCCAACCAGAGCCGCGCGTACCCGCGCATCACCCGCGTCAAGGTGGTGAGCATGGTGGCCCGCCTCATGGCGCTGCTGTTCCCCGCCGGTGAGCGCAACTGGTCCGTAAACGCCAGCCCGAAACCTGAGCTGGGCGCCGAGGCAATGAAGTCGGCGCTGCAGATGTGGGCCGCAGACAACCCGAATGCACCGTTCAACCTCGCTGAGTTCGACCGCGTCGTAGCATCGTACGCCCAGAAGTCGGCGAAACGCACAGAAGACGCACTGGCCGACCAGCTGGCCGACCTTGGGGAGCACGGCCCGGCCGGGTACCAGACGTTGGTACGCCAAGTCGTGTATAGCGCGGTCAAATACGGCGTCGGCCTCATGAAAGGCCCGTCGACGATGGTCACTACGAAGGTCGTCGGCACGGTAATTAACAACCAACCGGTCGTCAACGAGCAGCAAACGTACCGTCCGTTCTTCGACTACGTCGATTGCTTCAACTACTACCCCGATCTGGCTGCCAAGACGTTTGAGCAGATGGACGGGGAGTACGAGCGCCACGTTCTGAGCCGCCATCAGCTGCTGCAGCTGGCGAAGCGCAACGATTTCGACGGGGAGGCGATCCGCAAGTACGTGTCGTCCCACCCGGATGGCAACTACACGCGCAAGACGTTCGAGACGGAAGTCGCTACGTCCAGTAACGCAACGAACACGGCAATCAAGGGCAAGAAGTACGAGCTGCTTGAGTACTGGGGTTACATCAGCGGTAACGACCTGCGTAACGCCGGCGTGACGATACCTGACGAGAAGCTGGCTATGGAGCTGAGCGCCGTCATGTGGATTCTGGACGACGTCGTCGTGAAGGCCGCGGAAAACCCGCTGCCGGAAGGCGCCGCCATGTACCACAAGTTCGTGTTCGAGGAAGACGACGTCAACCTCATGGGCAACGGGCTGCCTGTAATCGTGCGCGACAGCCAGATGGGCATCGCCAGCGCATCGCGCATGCTGATAGACAACGCCAGCGTGGTGTGCGGTCCTAACGTCGAGGTCGACTACAACCGCCTGATGGCTGGGCAGGACACAACCCTTACCCCCTTCAAGGTATGGATGATCGACTCGACGTCCGCGCCAACCGGCGGCAGGGCGGTGAGTAACGTCAGCTTCGATTCGCACATCCCAGAACTGCTGCAGGTCATCAACACGTTCATGGAGTTCGCCGACAAGGAGAGCTTCGTTAACCCGATGACAGGCGGCGACATGGAGAACGCACCGAGCGAACCGCTCCGTACGTCCAGCGGCATGTCGATGGTGATGGGCAACGCAGCCCTGCCGTTCCGCGACGTGGTCCGTAACTTCGACCGCTTCACCGTCAGCATCCTGCACTCGTTGATCGAGTGGAACCGCATATTCAACCCAGCAGCCGTGGTGCTCAGCGACGTGCGTCCGATCGGGCGCGGTGCTACATCTCTGGTAGCGAAGGAAGTCCGGGCCTTGGCGCTGGACCAGCTGGCTACTACACTACTCGACGAAGAACGCGACCATATCGACATGCGCGAACTGGCGAAACAACGGTTGATCGTCCGCGATCTGCCGCACGAGTCGCTGATGGTGTCGGAAGAAGACGCGAACAAGACTATCGCCGACAAGCAGGCGAAGCAGGAACGCATCGAGGACCAGCAGTACCGTCTCGGCGAGGCTACAATCAAGGACACCAACGCAGACGCGGTCAAGTCTGCGGCGCAGGCGCAGAAGAACCTCACCGCCGCAGACGCCACCGTGTTCACGCAGGCACTAAACGCAATCGACAAAGGGGTGGAACCGTATGTTGTCGCTTCAGCAGCGCGACGCGCTAATTCAACAGCTATCGTCCCGCAGATCGGAGCAGAACCTACAGCAGATGTTGGAGCTGCTGGAGGCGGATTACCGCAGGTTGCAGGACAAGATAGTTTCGCTGGATGATGTAACCGAAATGTACCGTTGTCAGGGGGAGTGCCGAGCGTATCGAACCCTGATAAACGCACTGACGAAAGTGTTACCAACGCAGTAACACACCGTAACCGATTGACACACGCGCAAACACGGAGTAAATAGCAATTATGAGCGAACTACCAGAAGACGATTTCAGCGCCGCATTCGGCGAAGCTACAGGCGATACACCCGTAGAAGCGGTGGCTGCACCTGCCCCCGTCGAGGAAGCAGCGCCGGCGGAAGCACCTGCAGAAGTAGCACCAGTAGCTGAAGCCCCGGCCGAAGCAGCACCAGTAGCGGAGGCACCAGTAGCTGAAGCCCCGGCGGAAGAACCGCCTGCTGCACCAGCGCACGAGCCGCTCGATCCGCAGTACTTGGCGCAAGCGATCGCGGAAGCGCAGCAGCGCATGACCGCACCGGCGCCGCAACAGCAACAAGCGCCGCGCGATCCGGCGTCGCTGACGCTGGAAGACTTCATGTCCGATGCGGACAAGGAAGCGCTTAAAGCATTTGACGCAGAGTGGGACGAAGTCGCGCCTGCAATAGATATCAAGGTTAGAGCCGCTGTACAGCTGGCACTGACCCAAGCAAGAGCACAGTGGGAAAGCCAGCTGGCGCCGATCGCGCATCAGATGCAGCGGTCGCAGGCAACTTCCCACGACGCAGCTATCTTGGCACAACACCCCGACTTGGAGTCCATCAAGCCCGGCGTCGTGCAGTGGATAGCTGGGCAGCCCGCGATCATGCGCCCAGCGCTTGAGCAAGTGGCTACTCGCGGTACGGCAGCGCAAGTAATTGAGCTGCTGGACATGTACAAAAAAGCGATTGGAGTGTCGAACGCAGCGCCAGCACCGCCAGCCTCGTCAGCCGCGCAAGGTACAGTAACACCCCCCGCCGTTTCTGCGGCAGCTGCAGCAACCGCTGCAGTGGTAACAGGAAAACGCGGCACTGTAACAGCCCAGCCCAACGACGATGATTTCGAGTCGGCGTGGCGCGAAGCTGCAAATTCTTGAACGACTGAGAGGTAACACAACATGGCTACTACCGTATACGGCGACATCACTCCGCGTCAGGCGGCTTTCTCCATCGCCAACATGCTGAAGCGCGCACTGCCTTTGCTGACCATCGAGAAATTCGGTCAGGCTTACAACGTGCCCAAGAACAACACACTGACCGCCAAGTGGCGCCGGTACTTCCTCACCGGTGGTACGGGTTCGTACTCTGGTAACGCTGGTAACTACAGCATCCCGTTGGCCCTGACTGCACTGACCGAAGGCGTAACGCCTGCTGGTCGCAAGATGGCGAACAAGGACTACTCGGTTACCCTCGCCCAGTACGGTGACTTCGTTGAGTTCTCCGACGTTATCGTCGACGCTCACGAGGACATGCCTGTCCTGCTGCGCGAACTGACCGACATGCTCGGCGAGCAAATGGCCGTCACCGTTGAAACCCTGCGTTACAACGTGTTGAAAGCCGGTACCAACGTGGAATACGCCAACGGTGCAGTCCGTACCGCCGTAAACACCCCGTTGACTCTGGCTATGCAGCGTCGCGTAACCCGCTCGCTGAAGCGCCAGAACGCCATGCCGATCACGCAGGTACTGAAGTCGTCCGTGGCATACGCCACCCAGCCGATCGAAGCCTCGTACATCGCTCTGATCCACCCGGATGTCGAGAACGATCTGCGCAGCATCACCGGCTTCATCAGTACCAAGAACTACGCTTCCGTCACCCCGATGGAAGGCGAAGTCGGTTCGCTGGAAGACGTGCGCTACGTGCGTTCGACTGTGTTCACTCCGTTCGCTGATGGCGGCGGCGCCAAGGGCACGATGCTGTCTACCACTGGTACCAGTGCTGACGTGTATCCGATCCTGTATCTGGCACGTGACGCTTTCGGTATCGTTCCGTTGAAAGGCGAGAACACCGCGTCCGTAATGGTTGTTACTCCTAAGCCTGTCCAGACTGACCCGTTGGGCCAGCGCGGTACCGCAGGCTGGAAAGTCTGGAGCGCAACCGTTATTCTCCAAGATGCCTTCTTGGTGCGTGGCGAAGTAGCGGCTACTGCTTAATGCAGTAAGCGACTGAAAACCCCGCCCTCGGCGGGGTTTTTTATATGGAGAGCATTATGGACTCAGTACGAATCGAGGTTGCAGACAACGGCTTTACGCTGACCTACTCTGACCCGGAGGTCGCGGAACGCAACCGCGAGAAGAACTCCGTCTATGAGGACGAACAGCGAAAGCGTGTGTACAATACAGCGGAAGCGCTACTGGCTGATCTGACGAAGTTACTGCCGCTGCTCCAAGCAGAGTGCTGTGACGATGAGTCGGAGCCGGACGACGCTTCCGAGTTCAAACGAGCAATAGCCGAAGCCTTCAGCAAGGAGTAACACATGAGCGACGTAGAAATTGATGACCTGTTTGACGCCCCCGAGGTTCCAACCCCGGCGCCACGCAAGAAAGCGGCAAAAGTAGCAGACGTGGTAGTAGCGCCTGCAGCCCACGTCGGCGGCGAGTCTGTCGCATCGCTTCGCGCGTACGGCAGCCGCAAGATCATCCTCGAACACAACGACGAGATTCCGCCCACTGGGCTGTTCGTCGCGGTAAACGGCGTTGGATACAACATCGTTCCCGGCAAAGAGGTGGACGTACCGATCCCGGTCATCCACGTACTGGACAACGCGATTCGTTCGCGCCCAGTGGTTGAGGAAGGGCGTATCGTTGGGTACCAAGACTCGCTCCGTTTCTCGTACCGCAACGTAAACTGATGGGGGAGTAGCATGAACGCACAAGAGCTGCTTGACGAGCTGCGCACCAACATACTGCGCGATACAACCAACGCAGTAGACGCATCGTCGGCTGACGTCTTGTGGTCAGATGCTACTCTGCTTCGGTACATCAGCGATGCGGAGAGCAAGTTCGCTCGCCGCACGCGCTGTCTACGTGACTCTACTACCACCAAGGTAGTAGAGATCACGCTGCAGGCAGGGGTGGAGTACTACCCGCTGCACGCGAGCATTATTGGCGTGATGGGCGCGTCGTTACCTGACGTCCCGCTGCGCCGCACGATGGAAGGCACAGTCAATGGCGCACCGGCGGACATCGCGGGTGGCACGTACGCCGCAACTAAAGGCGCTACCGGCAAGCCGATATGGTTCTCCACGGACGACGCAGTGCGTACGCTGCGCGTCGTTCCGATCCCCGACGAAGCCTGCGATGGCATACCAGTTCGCCTGCGTGTAGAGCGCCTGCCGCTGAATGCGCTGACCACGACGACGCTTACCGCGTCCCCCGAAATCCCTGTTGACTACCACCTTGACCTCTTGGAGTGGGCTGCGTTCCGCGCGCTCCGCAACCACGACGTTGACGGTGAGAACCCACAGAAGGCAAACTCACACCGTGCCGCTTTCAATACAGCAGTTGAGGAAGTGGCGCTGGGCATAAAGATGCAGGCGCTGGCGCCTGTACAGTTTGGTGTACAAGCGAGGTACTGACGATGGCAGGTTTGCCCGGTTACGAGCAGAAGAAAACGGTCGGGCTTCCCCTGCCAACGCAAGCCGACATCGCTGCCCGGGACGCGAACCTCGCTGCCGGGCAGCGTGTTTTGGACAAAGTGACCAGCGCGTTTACGCCAACACCAGTACCAGCGCAGCGGTCTGAGGTGTACACAGGCGTGGTCCAACGCGGGCTGCCTGCTGCGCCAGTCGCTTCGCCCGGTTACGCCGCGTCTCCGTGGGAGCGCAACGTGCAGGCGGCAGACGACCGTGCTAAGCAAGCGTCGTTCGACGTTACTAACACGCCGGTAGTACCTGCCGCTGTAGCGCCCGCTGCGGCCGTAGAGCCACGCATGGTTATGCCCGGCGAAGCGACTGGCCCGCTGTCTGCTCAGTCACGTGGCGGTGTCACGGTAGAGCCGTTCGGCGCTGCACGTACGCTACGCGCTCCGGCTCCTGCGGTAGTGGCACCGGTTGGCGGGTTTACGTCTGTCGGCGCTGCACCGGAAGGTCCATTCGTTGACCCCGCTACTTCGCGCCGTGCGCAAGGCACCGGGGCGGATAAGTACGACTTGGCCGTTAAGCAAGCATACGACCTGCAGACACCGTTCCAACCGAACAACGTGTTCTCCGACAGTACCAGCGGCACCGGTGACCAGCACCTGCGCCCAACTGGGTGGAACGCACAGACAGGCCAAGTAAACCTGCCGACCGCACCTATGACTGGCGGCGGTGCTCCTACGTTCGGCGGTATGAACGCCACGCAGTACTTGGCCAGCATGAAGGCAAAGGACGCACAGGGACGCGTTGACGCGAACACGGCTCGTCTTGAGCGCGCACGCGAGATCGACATGAACTCCGCCCGGTACGACATCGGTCGCGCGCAGGGCATCAACGGCAACCGTATGAACGGGCAGCTGTACAAGTCTGCCAACCAGCAACTAGCGGCGCTCGAAGCGTCGCGCGTGGCGGACAACCTGAACACGACAGAGCTGGCCAAGACCGACGCGTTGGTGGCCGGCGACCTGCAGAAAGCAGACATCGCGGGAAGCTACGGACTGCAGCAAGCGGACATCACAGGTCGCTACGGCATGATGGGCGACTACGCTACCGCCGAGGCAGCCGGTTCCGTGGCTCAGGCTGGGATAGACAAGGCACGCATCGCGGCGGACGGCGTTGTCCGCGCCGCTGGCGTTAAGAACGCGCCGACGCCGAAGGACATACAGGAAGCTATCCGCCTCCAGCTGCTCAATAACCAGATAGTCGGCGCGTTGGGCGTGGGCAATACCAACGATGCTAACGCGTTGCTGGTAGGACAGCTGCCACCGGGTGGGAAGGTAACCGCGAGCCCAGACGGAAGTGGCGTGATATTTACGGACGCGGCGGGGAACGTGCGGCTACTATCCCCGAGCGAAGTAGAAGCCATGCAGCTGAACCGCGCCTCCCAACTATAAAGTCAAGGAACCACAGATGGCCACTAACCTGCAGCAGCCCGCCCTCCCGCAGACAGCCGCTGATTGGCAGTCGCTTAGCGCCCGCGCGTACGAGTTACAGGCACAAGACCGTGCAGCAAAGGACGCTGCGGCGGCCGAGCGCATGCGTGTAGCCGCGTTGGAAGCAGAGCGTTCGCGTAGCCGTACGATGGGCGAGCACGTGCAGGACATCGGCGCAGCCTTGGTGGGTCAGGGCGTTACCGGTCTGGCGCAAGTCGGCTACGGTCTTGGCAACATGGCGACCGGCGGGTTCCTTGAGCGTGGCGTTAGCGCGCTGGCTGGGCGGGACGGTGCTGGGTCGCAGTTCTTCCAAGACGCGAACCAGTACTTCGAGGAGCTGAAGTCCACTCCCCTGCAGCTGCGCAACCAGCAGATGCGGGAGACGTTCAAGGACGAGGGAGCGTGGGCTGGACTCGGGTACGCAGTCAGTAACCCAACCGTAATCGCAGACATGGCGTTGGCTAACCTGCCGCAGCTGGCCCCGGCCATCGGCGCAGCAGCGCGTGTCAACGCAGTATCTAAAGCGGCGCAAGCCATGCCGGCAGCTGCACGTGCAGCGCAGGTGGCAGCTGAGCGCGCTACTGCCACAGCGGCTGCTAAGCAGCTGGCAGGCAAAGAAGCCATACAAGCGGCAGAACTCAAGGCTGCGCAGGTAGCCCAGTCCGCTATCGTCGGTGGCGTGCGCAGTGAGGCGGCTGCCAAGGCGGCTACAGAAGCGTTGATGAAACGTGCCATGTACGGCGTTACTGCCGCGCAGACCGCAGGCTCTGTCAACGTGGACGCTATCAACGCAGCCACCAAAGCGGGCGCTACGCCCGAGGAAGCGCAGTTGCTCGGCCTCGCGGCTGGTCTTGGCGCGGGCGCTACCAGCACACTCATTTCTAAACTCACCGGCGCCGCAGACTTGGAAGCGAGCGCGGCCCGTGCATTCTTCGCAGGTCGCCAGCCCGGCATCGGTGGCGGCGTAGACGCAGCCCTGAACGTAGCCAAACAAGTCGGTACAGGCGCAACCCGTGAGGGCGTCGAGGAATACGGCCAGTCGTACGGCGAGCAAGGGTTCACTAACCTCGCTGGCGCTAAGGACTTTACAGAGGGCGCTGCTGCGGCCGGTACGATGGGCGCGCTGGTCGGCGTTCCGTTGGGCGGTGGCCTCGGCGCACTCAACGCGCGCAACAGCTTCAACCCTGCCGCGCCCAAGACTGTGTTCGACGACGTGCAGGACACGTTGCTGGCGAACGGCGTCAAGGCGAAGCTCGATACGTATCAGGCGGACCTGAACAATGCCCGCGCCGATGGCTCTGGGCAGACAGTACTGCCGTTGTACGCCGGGGAAGCAGGTGCGCAGACATCGTCGTTCAAGACGCGCGGCGGTCAGGACGTGGCGTACGCGCCGGGCACCGACGTAGCGGAGCAGCAGACAGCCGAACTATCGCCAGACCAGATGGGCTTCGACCTAACCGGTGGCGGCATGAACGCACAGCGGTCGCTGTTCGACGTCCCCCTGAACCAGCTCGGCCCGAACAACTACGACCCTTTCTACGACTCCGACCCAAGCATATCCGGCACCGAAGCTCGGCAGCTGTACAGCGACTGGGCGGCAGAGCTGGCGTATGGCGACATCCAGAACGCTACCGTACCGCAGAACCAACAGCAGCTCGGCCTCGGGTTTGAGCCCGGGCAGATGGACCTGTTCGGTGGCGGTGGCCGCGTCGATGTTCCGGCGGAGCAGCAGGTTGAGTCTCCAGCCCAGATGTTCCCGTCGCAGCGCGGCCTGTTCGACCAGCCCGGGACCGTAGAGCAGATCACTGGTCGTGAGCGTACTAACGCGCCGCGTCCAGAAGCGCGTCCAGAAGTAACCGCACCGGTTGGCTCGATCGCTCGTGCCCGTCAGGTCGTAGCACAGAACGCATACGATGCCGCACAGGCCGAGGCCGCAGCGCAGCAGACAGCACAGCTGGATGCCGTCGACGTGCGCCCGCTGAACGCCCCGGGCAAAAGCAAAGCGCCCGGCGTGCCGAAACAAGAGTTCGAGGACTCCATTCGCCAGCTGGACGTCAGCCAGCCGATTACATGGGCCGAGGCCGCTGGTAGCGCCGCGTCGCCGCAGGCACGCAAGAGCGCGTCGTGGAAGGCGTTCATCAACGCGTCGTCTGGTGTAGACCCGCGCGGCCCAGAGGGGCTGGCTGCTGCGTCCGCGTTCCTAGCTAACAACCCCAAGACTCCTGTGACTACGCGCAACGCCATCCGCGCTGCAGCCGGCATGGAGCTGGAGCTGACCCCCGCGCAGGTGAAAGCCAAGGCGCAGGCGGATGCCAAGGCAGCGAAGGAAGCGGCTAACCAGCTCCGCCGCGAACGCGATGCTGCTAAAAGGCAGGCTAAAAAGGACGCTGCGGACGCGGCAGAGGCAGCTAGGCTGGAGGCGGAGCGCATAGACTTGGGCGCCCGTCAGGCCGCAGCACAGGCAGAGTACGACAGGACCGAGGAAGCGGTGCGCAAATTAGGGGCGAAGAAAGCCCGCACCACTGCCAAGTCAATCCAAGCTGCGTACGACTCGGATGCACAGATGCGGACGGAAGCGGAAGCGGCGCTCGATGCGCTGATCCCCGACCGCAACGCACCGCTGGATGACGGCGAGTACATCAACAAGCGCGCCGAAGCGTTGGCCACGGCGTACGCTGGATACAAGGCGCGTGCACCGCAGCGTCTAAAACAAAGCGAGGCGCAAACCCGCGCTGGGGCTGTGCAACAGCTGCAGACCGGCACCATGACCGGCGAAGAAACCGCCGAGGCGCTGGACGTGCTCGGTACGCAGGCAGCACCGACGGGTACAGTGGCACCCTCGTTCGCAGCCAACGACCCGGGCGCCAAGCAAGCCGCGAGTAAGACTAAGCAAAAGTCCAAGGCACCCGTCGCACCAGCCCCCGCGCCCGTGAAAGTAACCACGAAACAGATGATGATGCTGGAAGACGCAGCGGACATCATCAGCACGAACACAGGCGAGGACATCGCGCCAGTAACTATCGCTAACGTGCTGGTACGCGACGGCGCTGACCTTAGTAAGCTGACCGCTGTCACTGCTGCCAAGCGGTACGCATCAGCTGTGTCCGTAGCTGAACAGCAGCTCGCCGCACGCTTAGAGGCACCAGCTGTAAAAGAAACAGCGCTGCCTGCGCCCGTAGCGGGAGACGAGGACGCGTTCGCGCAGGAAGACTTCGACACCGTGGTGTCCATAACGGCTGCCATCGAGGACTCCGTCGGTAAGGGCGCATCTGCGGCCGACGTCGCAGACGCCGTGGCTGAAGCAGCAGACCAAGCTATCGCGAACAACGATCTGCAAGGGCTGCGTAACCTGCACGCCGCGTACGGCACACAGGCCGGCAAGAAAGTGTTTGCCGACCAAGGGCGCAAAGACGCTATCGAAGCGATGGTAGTGAAGGACGCGCAGGAACGCATCGGCATCGCAGACGCCGAGGGCGGCATGTCGCGTGCGAGCGCGCTCGGCGCCGCATCTCGCCAGTTTGGCGCGGACACACTGATGTTCAACCTGCCCGGCAGCAACAAGGCTGTTCAGGCAGCGGTCCTGTTCCGCGCGGTGCAGCTGGCTAACGCGGACATCGCGGACGCGGCTGCAGCAGCGCGTGGCGTCAAGGGCACGCTGGTTAAGGGGTCGTCCCCGGCAGAGGTAGCAGCAGCGTGGACAAACAACCCGCTGCTCGGGTTCACACCAGCAGACATAGCGACCATCAACGGGTACGTTGACGAGGCTGTAGCAGCCATCGCGAACCCGGACGTACGGTTCACCCGTACCTCGGACGAAGGCGTCGGCGCAGCCGGCACACCGATCCGGCCAGAAGTGTGGCAGCGCTCGGTGCAGAACGCATCGACCGTAGCAGCTGCACGTGGCGACACGTTGGTAGCAGTGGAAACCGTTGCCGACCTCGAAGCGCTGATCGGCCCAGTACCGTCGGACGCCAAGGGTGCGTACCTCGACAACACGATCTACTTGGTCCGCTCGAACATCACCGGCGCTGGCGACTTCGCGTCTGTGTTCGCACACGAGTCCGCTCACCACGGGCTGCGCAGCATCCTTGGCCCACGCACCGGCACCGTGGTTAGCCGCGTCATGGCTAACCAAGCCATGCGCAAACGCGTTAGTGCACGGATGAAGCAAGACCCAACGCTGTCCCGCGCTGCGGCGGCAGAAGAAGTTCTGGTCGACATGCACGTGGCAGGCGAGCGCCTGCCGGCCGGCATCATGGCCAAACTGCGCGCAGCAGTGGCGCAGTTCTTTGACACCATCATCGGCACACGCGGTCTGGTAGTTAGCGACGCAGAAGTAAACGCATTGCTCGACGGCATCGGTCGGTACCAGAACGGCGACCACAGCGCATCGCTGGGCCGCATCGCAGCCGAAGGCCAGTTCGACCTGCTCGACAACATGATGGGTGACTCCGGGTACGTCCCGACCAACCCGATGTTCTCGCGCGCGATGGACAGCCTAGACGCTGCTACCGCCGCTGCGCTGGGGCAGGGCAAGATCAACGGGCTCGGCGACTACGTACGTGACGCGGGCAACGCAGCAAAAGACATGGTGGCTACGCAGCTGGATCGCGCACGCACTGGTGGGTACAAGTCGTTCCTGCTGGACTTCATGCCGCTCGACCAGATACGCAACCACTACGCGCACCTGTTCGGTGGGGATAGCGGCCCGCTCAATAACCTGACGCGGGACACGCGCGCCAAGGAAGCGCTGACCAACTCGACGCTGGTTACCAGCGCCACGGCATCATACGAGGGCGAGAGCTTCACCACCGACCCCAAAACATTGGCCGACAAGTGGGGCAAGTTCATCCGCGATAGCGCTACTGCGCATAAGGCGCGGGCCATGAACGAGCTGCTGCAGGTATCGACGCTGTACAAAGTGTTCCCGAACCGCGCAGGCGGGCTGGATGCACAGGAGAAAATCGACTACAAGCAGGCCGGGTTCACCGAGGCAGATCGCGCGGTGGCACTGGCAGCAGCGCAGCGCGCGTGGGCGGCGGTAGGCCCGGAGGGGCAGCAGCTGTTCAAAGAGGCACAGGTCATGTACCGCCACTTGTGGACGACCCGCTACGAAGCAGTGGCGCAGGACGTCGTACGCGTTCGCTCTGGCAGCGAGAGCCCTAACGGGTCGCCGGCGTTCCGCCGGTACGAGGTAGACGCGCAGGGTAACATCGTTACCAACCCCGCTACTGGTAAGCCGGTGCAGACCAAAGAGTTCAGGGCGATCATCGGCGACGCCATCGAAGCACAGATGGGGCTCATGACCGCCGGCCCGTACTCCCCGCTGTCCCGCTACGGTGACTACATGCTCATCGTGCGCGACGCCGACGGCAAAGTGGTGTGGATGTCTGGCCACGATTCGACGGCGGACCGCGCCAACATGCGTGCGGACCTGTTCCGCAGCGGCGGCGACTTCGAGAACACCGGGTACACGGCGCAAGAGACGATGGCGAAAGAGACATCGTGGGACATGGACGGCATCGACCACACGGTAATCGAGAAGCTGAAGAACGTGGTGGACGGCGCTATCGACGCGGACGTAAACCCTAAGCTGCACGGCGACCTGATGAGCATGCTCACAGACACGTACCTGAAGTCGTTACCGCAGGCAGCGATCATGCAGCACGCAGGAAAGCGTGGCAACATCGCCGGCGCCACGACGGATGCGTTCCGCGCGTTCAACGAATACACGATGAGCGCGTCGCGCAACATCGCCAACGCCACGTATGCGAGCAAAATCAGCGAGGCGCTGACCGGCATACAGCAGATGGTCGACAACGCACGCGTAAGCGGCGACACGCTCGTGCACGCCAACACGGACAAGATGCAGGGCATCGTGAACTCCGTTAAGCGCCACGTGGAGTCCGCAGCTACCGCCAAGAGTTCGGAGCTGGTCGACCGTACGCTGCAGGCCGGCTTCCTTTCTTACATGGTGTCGCCTAGCCAGATGTTCATCAACGCCATGCAAACGGCGATGGTGGCGTTCCCGCGCCTCGCGGGTGTACACGGCGCCGTCAAGACAGGCCGCGCATTGAAAAGCGCAGTGAGCGTATTCGCTGCCAGCCGCGGCGACATGATGGGCGACAAGAGCACGCTGGACAAATCAAGCGTCGAAGGACAGGTGATGAAGAACCTGTACGAAAATGGTACGTTCGACTTCACCCGTACCAACGACATGGCGGCTACTGCTCGCGGCGCACACCACATCGCCGAATACGGCACCACTCGCGGGGCTGGTACCCGGGCGTGGAACGCAGCGGTCGAGACTGGTGCCAGCTTCATTACGGCGTCGGAGAAGTTCAACCGACAGGTAACGGGTCTGGCTGCAGCTAAGCTGGAGATAGCGGCTCGCCCGCAGACCGCGTCGGAGGATATCAAGCAGTTCATAGCGCGCGTCACCAGCGCAGCGGACCGCGCGGTGTACGACAGCCACTACGACTATAGCCAGAGCAACCGGCCGACTAACATGCAGTCGCCCCTCGGCAAGCTGGCTACCCAGTTCATGCTGTATCAGGTCAACACGCTGTCGATGATGGGTAAGGACGTGATCGACGCCGTCGGCAAAGGCGACCCCGCCAAGAAGGAGTCCGCACGCAACACGCTCGCGTGGATGCTCGGCATGCAGCTGACGTTCGCTGGTGCCGCCGGCACTGTGCTTGCCCCGCTCGCGTTCGCAGCGATGGACGCGTTCCGCGACGACGAGGACTTGGTCGACTCGCGCACCCGGTTCATGCGCCACACCAACAGCCTGATATCCAGCGGCATCCTCGCTGGGTTCGTCGACACGCAGCGTATCGGCGCGGACACGTTGATCCCGTTCCTCGGCTCCGGCAAGTACGCGCCGAACGACGCATCGGCAAAAGAGCTGGCCTTGTTCCACCTCTCGCAGATCGTCGGGCCTTGGTTCGGCATCGTTACTGGTACAGCAACAGGTCTGGAAAAGATGGCAGGCGGCGACCTCGCTGGCGCGTTCGGCACCACTGGATTCTTGGCTACGCCAAAGGCTGTGGTCGACTTCACCAAGGCTGCAGACCAGATGGCGAACGGCATCCGCGACAACCACGGCATTACGTACTCCACGCCAACAGCGTGGGATACAACCCTCGGCATGGTCGGTTTGCGCAGTGGCGCACGTCGTGAGCAAGAGGACCGTCGCGGTGCGACATACGAGGCCACAATGCACGCGTCGGCGGTGAAGAAAGACATCGTCGATCGGCTGGCAAAAGCGCGCACTACAGGCGATACTACCGCCCAAGCAGAAGCGCAGGAGGATATGCGCCAGTGGAACGCAGCACACCCAGACCTGTCGATCAAAGGACAGGATGTGGCCAGAGCGTTCAAAGGGCGGGTACAGAGCCAGCGCAACGCTGACGCGTTTGGGGTTCCGGTATTCAAGGCGCCGACAGCGTCGATTGCGGAGGCAGCAAAACTATGAATCGCAGAGACAAGGGATGGCGCCTATGCGACCACTGGACATGCAAGAAGGTATATCCATGAACGACGCCATAAGCCTTGCGGACATCGCGGTGCTGAAGTCGGAGGTATCCGGTTTGCACGAAGCCATAAACGAGGTGAGCACCAAGATGGATTTGGTGCTCAGCATGCGCGTCGAGTTGTCGGTGCAGGGCGAACGCCTAGAACACGCAGTCGACGACCTCAACCGCACACGCGACGCAGTAAACAAGGAAGTCGGAATCTTGGAGCAGCGGGTGGACAACTTGCAGACGCACAGCCTGAACACGCGGAAGAAGCTCGACGCGTGGCTGAACCGTGGGTTCGGCGCTGCCGCAGTAATGACCCTCGTGTTCGGCCTAGTGCAGTTCATGGTGCTGGAGAAGATCGCAGACCTGAACGCCATGTCCTCGCTGGTCACGCACAACGCGGCGCAGGTGGAAGTGATCCTGCGGGCCGTGAAGCACAGCAAGCTGGAGTTCCACTACCCGCCTGACGAGCCGACAGATCAGGAGCAGCCCCATGACTGACTGGACTAAAGTAGGTCAACGCCTAGCCGACATTGCCCCGATGCTCGGCACCGTGATCGGTGGTCCAGCTGGAACTGCCGTAGGCTCCATCATAGCCGCCACGCTCGGAACGGCTAACAACCCCGAGGCGGTACTGGCTAGTATCAAGAACAACCCCGACGCAGCGCTCAAGCTCAAAGAGCTGGAGAACGCCGAGCACGCCTCGCTCCGTGCGCAGGCGCTGGCTATGGCGCAGAACGAGGTTCATCTGGCCGGTCTGGAGATGGCTGACCAGCAGCAGGCCCGGTCTACGCACAAAGACCACTGGATGCCGTCGTTGCTCACCGTCACGCTGGCTATCATGGTGTCTGCCATGTCCTACGGCGTTATAACCACGGAAGTGCCTAAAGGCTCAACGGAAGTCGCCTTCCTTATAGTCGGCCAGATACTGACAGCGTTCCTAACTGCCGTAGCGTTCTGGCTGGGCTCCAGCCGGTCGAGTCAGGTAGCCAATAAAGTCATCAGGGAGAAGATGCTTTGAATAAAATCCAGAGCATGATTGACCACCTCATCGGCGTCGAAGGCCGGTACTCGTTCAACGTCAATGACGCGGGTGGCGAGACGATGTGGGGCATCACCGCCCGTGTGGCCCGTGCCAACGGGTATACGAACGCCATGATCTCCATGACGAAGGAAACCGCTGCCGAGATTTACATGCGCGAGTACTTCATCGCTCCGGGGTTCGACAAGGTGTTCCTGATATCCCCGAGCATCGCCGAGGAACTGTTCGACACTGGCGTGAACATGGGCGTCGGCGTATCCAGCAAATTCCTGCAGCGCTGCCTGAACGTACTGAACAAGTCGCACGGCACAGCGCTGTACCCAGAGCTAGTCCCAGACGGCGGGCTTGGCGACAAGTCGATCAGCGCGCTGAACACGTTCCTTCGGGCGCGCGGTTCTCAGGGCGAGGTGGTACTGCTGCGCATGCTCAACGCGTTGCAGGGCAACCGGTACATAGAAATCACGGAGAGCCGCGTACAGAACGAGGAGTTCATTTACGGTTGGTTCCTTAACCGAGTGGTGATCTAAGTGTTGAAGCCAGACGGAAGTACGTCGTGGCCGAAGGGGGCCAACAACGTAGCACCCCGCGACCGGCTGCCGGACGGATTCTTCCGCGTGGCAACGAACGTAGACCCAATGCCTGCGGGCACGCTTAGCCTGCGGGCTGGGTACGAGAAGGTCTACAATGGCACCGACGTACGAGGCGTGCTCGCCCTTGGCGACAAAGTCCTGATAGCGGACGGTACGAGCCTCGTCGAGTACAACGCCGTTACCAACTCCAGTCGTGTCGTTCGCACGATCGCTGGCGCTGGGCGGTTCGTCGGCGAGGTGATGGACGAAGTCCTCTACTTCTGCACCGAGAACGAATGCTTGGAGTACGACGGCACGACCGTCCGCCCGTGGGGCGTGCCAGACGGCAGCAACAGTTTCGGCGTAACAGCCGGCACAGGTGGCGGGCTACAGGCTGGCCACTACCAAATGGCCGTAACATACACCGACGCGTGGGGACGTGAGGGTGGCGCTGCTAAGCCCAAGATCATCACCGTCGCCCAAGGCGGATCGCTGGCCATACAGTTGCCCGCGCCGCCCGCCGGGTGCAGCACTAACCTGTACGTCGGCACGGCGTATGGCGCCACGATGTATCTGCAGAACAACTACGGCACGGCTGCCGCCGTCACCCTGACGCTCGTGTCGGACAATACGGCGCGCTGCACCACTGAGCTGCTGCGTCGCCCGACCCCGTGTGACTACATGGTCCAGTTCAACGGCGTTATGGTCACGGCCAATGGGCCGTACGTACAGATGACGCGCCCGATGCAGCCCCACCTCGTGGACACCGTTCGCGGAATGCTGCAGTACGGCGCGCCGGTTAACGGGCTGCTCGCTACTGATTACCTGTACGTCTGCGCAGACCAGTGCTACGTGCTTACAGGCGTAGAAACGGATGGTATAAGGCAGCAGGTAGTGTTAAGTTATCCGGCAATAACGGGTACCGCTATCATGCTGCCGGACGGCAGGGGGGCGTGGATGACGCACAAAGGCCAAGTGTTCACCGCGAGCGACAGAGACGGGTACGTGGCTGAAGTCACGAAGGACTCGTTTGTCCCGCCACCAGCATCAGCCGGCAGCGTCGGCGTGATTGACCACAACGGCAACCAGCTGGTTGTCACTTCGCTAAAAAACAAGGCGGGTGGCAATCCCCTCGCTGCATCTGACTTTTACATCGGGGAGATAATTAACCCATGAGCATCTTAGGATACGGGTTCCGCTACTACGGCGAAATCATCGCACCGGACGGTGCCGTGGAGACATTCGAGGCCAGCAACTTGCTGCCCCAAGTGTCGATCAA